ATCTCAATTCCTTGAAACTGGTGCTGTATTTGCTCCATATGTACCTCTAATCATGACTCCATTAGTGTACGATCCAGACACTTTCACACCAAGAAAAGGTCTATTGACTCGTTATGCTAAGAAAATGATCCGTCCTGAATTCTTCGGTCGTATCTTTGTTAATGATTTGAACACTCTATAAGAGTAACGGTCAACCGAAAATAAAAGCCTCGCCAAAAGCGGGGCTTTTTTAATTTTTGTTCATATTTATTATAGAAATATAGTTATATGACAGATTATAATCGCACTCCCGAAGCACAAGATGCTTTTAAAGCAAAAAGAAAACCAAAAGGTCCTATTAAGTTTAACATTTCATTAAATGAAGAACAAAAGGTTGCTAAATCTCAAATTTTAAGTGATACTGTAACAGTTTTACGTGGTAAAGCAGGTTCTGGTAAATCTTTATTAGCCGCAAACGTTGCTTTAGATTTATTGTTTAATAGAGATATAGAAAAAATCATAATTACTAGACCAACTGTAGTAGCAGGACAAGATATTGGATTTTTACCTGGTGATGTTAATGAAAAATTAGCTCCATTTACTGCTCCTGTATATGAAAACATGCACCGTTTATACAATAAAGAAAAAATTGAGAAATGTATAGCAGATGGTGAAATTGAAATTGTACCTGTATCATTTATGCGAGGTAGAAATTTTACCAATTGTTTAGTTGTAGTAGATGAAGCACAAAATTTAACAGATAACCAAACTGAATTACTTTTAACACGTATTTGTTCAGGTAGTAAAATGATATTTTGTGGAGACAGTGCTCAAATTGACTTAAGAGACAAGAAAACTTCTGGATTTGATGTGATATGTAAACATATGAAAGAAGTACCTGGATTTAACGTAATTACATTAGAAAAAAATCATAGACATCCAATAGTAGACGATATTCTTGAAGTTTACAAATCATTTAGAGGTTAGCCATATTTATAATAAAAATAATGGCTGCAGGAAGATACTCTTTTGTAATTGAACAAGGTGCTACAGTTAATTTTCAAATAGCTTATACAGACTCTAATGGAACTCCTGTTGATTTAACAGGATATCAAGCTAGAATGCAAATTAGACCTAGTGTTGGATCAAATGATGTTTATATTACTTTATCATCTAGTTTAGATCCATGTGGGACAGGCTTAAATTTAAGTGGATCTAATTCAATCAACCCACCTACATCAGGCACAATTGGAGTATATATTTCAGCAGTATCTTCTTCCCAACTTGACTTTACACAAGGTGTATACGATTTAGAACTTGCCACTGGAAGTGGAGATTGCTATGTTGTAACAAGATTGTTAGAGGGAGAAGTAAGATTGTCTAAAAATGTAACTCTAGGAAGCTTCTAATGGCTAATACTGTAAATATTAACCAAAATAATAATGACGTATCCCTACAGGATAATAATAGACGAATTATTATCACGGATAACAATGCAGGTACTACCATAAATGTAACACAACCTGTTACAAGCATTGTTACAATATCTGCTCTTGGACCACAAGGAGCACAAGGACCAGCAGGAGAAATATCATCTACTGGTTCATTTGTTTTAACATCTTCATTTAATGCTTTTACTGCTTCATATTATGTAGATAGTGCATCATTTGAGACACAAATATTATCTAATAGTTCGAGTATTACATTATTGTCTGGAAGTTTTGAGACAACTAGTGGTTCATTTTCTACACGTATAACTAATTTAGAAAATTTTAGTTCATCTCTTGATGTAACATTTGCAACTGATGCTGAATTAAACGCAGCTACTGCTTCTTTAAGTGCAAGTATATCATATTTAAGTTCAAGCTTTGAAATTTTTAGTGGCTCATATAATACAGGTTCATTTACAGGTTCATTTACTGGAGATGGTTCACAATTAACAGGAATTGTTTCTTCAAAATGGACAGGATCAAATCCTATATCACGTGATAGTAATGTTGAAATCACAGGTTCATTAAAAGTAAAAACTGGTGTAATAGAATTAAACACATCAACAGGACAATTAATTCGATCTGGTATAGGTTTAATTAATTGGCCAAGTGGAACTTTAAATGATTTCTCTGGAAACACAAGTATTAATTGGGGGACAAGAGAAATATTAGATTCTAGTGGAATCATTTCAATTGACTGGGATGGTAGAGGTACATGGGATTCTAATAACACTGCCTCTATAGATTGGGATACTAGACAATTAATCAAATCCGATGGATCAACTATAACTGTTGATTGGGAAAACGAAATATTTACAGGTTCATTACATGGGACGGCAAGTTGGGCAGAAAATGCAATTTCAAGTTCATATGCTTTAAGTTCATCTCATGCAAATCATGCTACTAGTGCTTCATATGCTTTAACAGCATCATACGTTAACCCATTAAATCAAAATGTGATTATAACAGGATCAATTTATATCCCTGACAGTAATCATTCAATTTATTTTTCTGGTTCAAATGCTGCTAGTCGTTTAGTATGGAATAATACAGATGGAACATTAGATTTAGGCTTAAAGGGTGGTAATGTAATATTACAAATTGGTCAAGAGCAAGTAGTTCGTGTTGTAAATAAAACGGGCGCTAACTTATTAGAAAGTGAATACAAAGTAGTACGTGTTCGAGATGTATCTGAGGGAGGTGCCCAAGGCCAAAGATTAGCAGTTGTACTAGCCCAAGGCAATAATGATGCCAATTCCGCAACCACTATAGGTATAGTTACAGAAAATATTGATGTAAACCAAGAAGGATTTATAACTACTTTTGGTTTAGTTCGTGGGATCAACACAACAGGAGTTCTACAAGGTGAAACTTGGACTGATGGTGATATGCTCTACTTATCCCCAACAATACCAGGTTCAATTACTAATATTAAACCAATAGCTCCTAACCATACAGTTATATTAGGTTATGTTGTATATGCACATAACAACCAAGGTAAAATATTTGTTAAAGTTGATAATGGATACGAAATTGATGAATTACATAATGTACGTATAACTACAGCATCACTAACTCCAGGCCAACTGCTTGTTAGAAGTGGAAGTGCATCAACAGGTGTTTGGATCAATACCAATCAATTAACTGGTTCATATGGTTTAACAGGATCGTTAAATGCTACTTCTTTCACTGGTTCATTACATGGAACAGCAAGTTGGGCATTTAATGCTCAAACTTCTAGTTATGTTTTAAATGCAGTGAGTGCTTCATATACTCAAACATCATCATATGTTAATCCATTACATCAAAACGTAATCATAACAGGATCTGTTGAAGTAATTAATGGTAATGTTAATATAGAATCAAATTCTAATTTTTTCCAAGGTACTAATACATCAAATGGAAATGTATCCTTAATAGGAGTAAACAATCAAGATCAAATTTATATTGGTAATCAAGGATATACTAATATTATTGCAGATGAAACACACGTAAGAGGAGACCTACAAGTTACTGGATCACTAGATGTAACTGGAAGTATTAATGTACTTGGCCCAGTAGAAATTTCTAACCCTAACAGCCAGGATTTAATAATACATACAGATAATGGTTTTGAATTAACATTCACAGGTAGTGGTACCGCTAATGTGCAAAGTAAAGAATCTGATTTATATCTATTAGCAGGAACTAGTAAATTTTTAGCATTAGGAGCAGGAAATGTAAATGCTCTATTCACAGTTAGGGAAGAAGGAACTTCAACTTTAAGAGGTGGGTTAAGAAATGTTAAAATTAGAGCTCAAGCAGGATATACTTTAGGTTTAGGAGCTGATGATGTAAATGATATTATTTTAATAAGTGGTAGTAAAGTTACAGTTTTAGCAGATGTTTCATCTAGCACCGCTGGTACTGCATCTTTCGGTCATTATATAGGAGATGGATCTGAAATAACTGGAGTTATATCTTCATCTTACGCTATAACATCATCTTTTGCCCAAACCGCTTCATACATTGATGGAGGATTTTATTAATATTTATAATAAATTAAAACATGTCTACTAGAACTATACACTGGACTGAAGATACAAAAACAATGATGATCCGTACGGATATTCCTGGATTTTTCATTGAATTCGGTAATCAAATGGTTTATAGAATTAAAAACAACACAGGAAATGCCCTAAACCCAGGAACAGTTGTATTTTTTAATGGTTCAGATACTTTCCCAACAGTAAACATTGCAGATTATACTTCATATACAACCTCAGAAGGTACTTTAGGTCTATGTGCCCATATAATTCCAAATAACACTGAAGGGTATGTTATTACCTCTGGTATAGCTAGAAATATAGATTTATCCAATTTTTCAAATGGAAATGAAATTTACCTTTACACCTCAGGTTCATTTACCTCAACACGTCCTGTAGCACCTTTACCAGAAGTATATTTAGGTACAGTAATTAATTCAGGTTCAAATGGTATTTTAAGTATAAACATAGAACTTGGATTTGAAATAGAGGAATTACATAACGTTAAAATAGATAACGTACAAGATGGAGATATATTAGCGTGGGATTCAACACAAAATGTTTGGAAAAATACAAACAATGCATTCACAAACACATCAGCCTCAATTGATGGTGGAATTTATTAATATTTATTATAGAAATGGCAGATAAAATATTACATAAACGTAGTTTAACCCCGGGAAGTGCTCCAACAACTTCATCTTTAGATTTAGGTGAATTAGCAATTAACGTAAATGATGGTAAACTATATTTAAGACAATCCGGAAGTATTACAGATCAAATTATAAATGTAGGTGAAAGTGCTTCATTTGCTACTAGTGCTTCATATGCTTTAACGGCATCATATGCTCTAAATGGTGGTGGAGGTGGAGGAACAACATTCCCTTATACAGGAAGCGCTATTATTTCCGGGTCATTGGCAGTAACAGGATCAATTTATACCGATTCTACAATATATTCTCCATTTACAATAGCTTTAAATTTTATCACAGCACAAACTTATTCATATAAAACACCATATGCAATACAAGTAAATTCTGCAGAATCTGATCCATCCGGCTCAATCGAAATAATTTACCAGGCATCAGGATCTTCAGAAGTAACTTCATCTTATTCATTTGGTAGTATAGTTAATAAATTTGATAAATTAATAATAACTCCTGTAAGTGCAAGTTTAGTAATTTTAGAAAGCGTTAGAGTATGACAGATGTTTACATAAATATACCTTCAACTCCTGACCAATGGGTACGCCCTGCAGAATGGATGCCTATGCCTGATATTACACCGGGTGAACAAAAAATAGCAGCATTATATGCTGTGTATGAAAATGACTACAATCAAATGAATATTCGATTTACTAACATTGCAGGTTATATAGATTGGGGGGATGGTACAGCTGGTACGGTTGCTGGTTTAGCTGTACAAGAGCATTTATATGATTATTCTACTATAACCGGTTCTGTCTATCAAGATGAATATGGAGAAAATTACAAACAAGTAATGATTATTGCAACCGGTAGTGGAGGTGCATATAGTGCGATAAATTTTCCATATGCAACAACATATAACTCTGCCGGTAGTCGCAACATATTAGATTGGACATTTTCATGGAATGGCGTTGGCTTTCTTAATACTTCCGGAAAGTTTCCCAAATGTCAAAGATTTAGATATCTAGGTAATTATCTAGGAACAAACGTAAATTCATATTATTCTACACAATTACCAAATGTAAGATATTTAGAATTGCCTACTGGTTCAAGTATAACCTCGGGGCAAGTAACATTTGGCTACATGGGTCCTTTATCAAATACTTTAGATTTTACTATAACAAATACAGGCACGTCATTAGGTATGTGGCAAAATTTTCAAGGATCTAAATTCGGAAATCTAACAATCAACTCATCAACAATTATTCAAACAATTTTTGCCACTAGTGTAAACTTGCAAACCATAGGAGGTATAACCGGTAGCTCAGTAACCAATGCAAGTTCTGCATTTTCAGCATGCGTTTCACTAACATCTATAGGCGTTATCCATTTACCTGCAGTAACTAATATTACCAGCATGTTTCTTTCGTGTATATCTCTTAGAGAAATAATTTTTACGGATTGCTCTGCAGTTACAACAACTACCTCTGCATTTGTCAATTGCTTTAGCCTTAAAAGTCTACGTATGCCAGGTATAGCTACATCGTTTACAATAGCTTCATGTGCCTTAGAACGAGATGCTTTAGTAGCATTATTCAACGATCTAGCAACAACGACTGCAACAATAACAATAACCGGAAACCCAGGAGTACCAAACCTATCTGCAGCAGATTTGCAAATAGCAACAGATAAAGGTTGGACAGTAACATCATAAAAGGAAACATATGTGGTACAAATTTATACAAGATGAATGGTACGTAGGAAATCGAGTTAATTTTCCTGATGGTAGTGTATTAGAAAACGATCACACACAAACTAAAGATGGATGGGTATGGTATGACGAACCACCCCAAGCATACTTAGATTGGATGGAACAACATCGGGTATAATACTCTAAATGGAGTAAATCTATATAATAATTAAAATTCTTAATATTTATAACAAAATATTTTAATCATGAATGTTAAAATCTGGCCTGGTTCAAGTAGTTTCTTTCCTGGCGAAACACCCTTTGGATTCTATGATAATGATTATCAATTTCAACAAGATGCTGATAAATTTGCTAAATTTGCCGCTCAACGTTTAGGATATCCATTAGTTGAAGTTGAACTACAAGATATAAACTTTTATACTGCTTTAGAAGATGCTGTAACTACTTATGGAAATGAGATATATGCTTATCAAGTAGCAGATAACTTATTATCTTTTCAAGGGAATCCATTAACAATTGATGCTCCAAATAATAAACTTGTACAAGAAAATTTATCAAATGTTATTTTACTTTCCCACCAATACGGAACAGAAGCAGGTGTAGGAGGAAAAGTAACCTACTATTCAGGCTCACTTGATTTAATAGCAAATCAACAAGAATACGATTTAAATGAATGGGCTATTTCACAAAGTATTTCAGGTGGAATTGAAATTAAACGAGTATATTATGAAGCCCCCCCAGCAATTACAAGATATTTTGATCCATATGCTGGAACTGGTGTAGGTATGATGCAAATGTTAGATAGTTTTGGGTGGGGTTCATATTCACCCGCTATTAACTTTATGTTAATGCCTATAAATTATGATTTACAGAAAATCCAAGCAATTGAATTTAACGATCAAATCAGAAAATCACAATATACTTTTGAACTTGTAAATAACCGTATAAAAATATTTCCTATTCCACGTACAAGTGGATATTTAAAATTGTGGTTTCAATACGTTAAATTAGATGAAACAAGAGGAGCATATGCTAATATAAGTGGCAGTGTAATAACTAATGTTGCAGATGTTCCATATGCTAATCCAACATATTCTAACATAAATTCAATAGGACGTTCTTGGGTGTTTGAATATGCTTTAGCTATTGCTAAAGAAATGTTAGGATATATTAGAGGAAAATACCAATCCGTTCCTATCCCTGGATCTGAAATAACATTAAACCAATCCGATTTAATTTCAGCAGCAACTAGTGAAAAAACCGCTCTAATTGAACGTTTAAGAGTATATTTAGATACTACCTCACGTAAATCTTTACTTGAAAAAAAGGCAGCAGAAGCAGATGCTCAAAATAAAACTCTAGGTCAATCACCAATGACAATTTATATAGGATAAGATGGCATTATTTGGATCATCACGTGATATTTCATTATTTAGACACCTTAATAGAGAGTTGTTATGGGATGTTATTACACAACAATGTGTGTTTTATCAACTTAAAACAGCTGAAACTAAAGTTAACATATATGGTGAATCATCTGGAGCTAAATTTTACAATGAACCTGTTCTTTTAAACGTATTAATTGATAGAGGAGATGCCTCTCAACCAATTACAGATTTTGGTGTTGATTATGATAGACCAATGACATTTAAATTTTTACGTGATGATTTAGTTGACGCTAATGTAGTACCTGAAACAGGAGATATTATCATGTGGTATGAATCATACTGGGAAATTAATAACGTTAATGATAACCAACTTGTAGTTGGAAAAGACCCAGCTTATCCATATAACACAAACCCATTAAATCCAGGACTAGAAAATTTTGGTTCAAATTGGTCTATAATTTGTACAGCACATTATGTTCCTTCAGATAAAGTAGGTATAACTAGAGAAAGAGTTTAAAATGGCAGAACAGCTTAATATAACTAGAAAATATTTAAATCAATTTAAAAATAGAAACATAATTGAAAAAGAATCTTCTATTATAATTTCTGATTCAACCTTAGAAGTTGTTAAAATGGTTGAAAGTATAAAAAATATTAATTCTTCTTTAATATTTGTTTCTCAATCTTTAAATTCTCAAAATCTAAAAATAGATGAATTAAAAACTACTTCTCGTTCTCTTAACTCATCTAAAATATTTGTAAATAAAGAAGTACCCTCTGGTTTAATAGATGGTATAAACACTACATATACTTTAGAACACGAACCAACTCCTGGAAGTGATCATTTATATTTAAATGGTTTATTAATTGAAGATGGAACAGATACAGATTATTATATTTCAGGATCAACAATAACATTTTCAGAACCTTTACTTTCTGGAATGAAATTACATTGTACATATTACTATTCAGATATAACTTCTGTAAAAGTATTGGTGGATAAAGAAATACCTTCTGGTTCAATAGATGGTATAAATTCTATATATGTGTTACAAAATATTCCTGTAGATGGAAGCGAACATGTATATTTAAATGGTCTTCTACAGGAAAGTGATGGAAATGATTATGTTATTTCTGAAAATATCATAACGTTTCTTACTCCTCCTGAAAGAAATTTAAAACTCCGTGTAAGTTATTACTATTTGATATAGTAAAAAAATTTTTTAAATATCTGTTAAAATATTTTATATTTTTTAGAAAAAATTCAATACGTATTATTGAAATTAATATTAAAATGAATCCAGAGAATTTATATTCAACATCAGATTTATATTTAACCGCATACCTTAAGATCAAGGGGCATAAATTTAAAGTAGAGAAATCTGCAAAGAAATCTACATTTATTTTTCCTTCTAGTCCCGAACTATTATCCGATGCAGATGCATATTTAACGGAAATGGGGTCATGTGAGCCTTTAGCTTACACAAACGCCATTAAAAACTTGAAAAACCTTTTATTTAACCGT